CCTGAACCTATACCTGAACCACTACCTACTGAACCTAAACGTTCCCATTGAGAAGTATTAGGATATAATTGATTTAATCTTCTACTTAACGCATCAGTTTGAGCATCCATAATATCTCCTTCACGTTGAGCTATATTATCGTTTTGTTGTTTAGATAAATAATAATCTAATAATTGGTTAAACCCACTGCTTGTATTATCCTGGGACCGACTACCAGGGTTTTGAGTACCAGGAGATTGATTTTGTGCATTAGCTGATCCAACTGATTCTACAGCATCCATAAAATTTCCTGGTTGTTCGTTTTCTATTGAACCATCAACATTAGCTGGCATAACATCTCCAAATATAGCTTCATTGAAATCGTCTATAGCTGATTGAGGATAACCCGTGTTAGATCTGAATTCATTTAAACGGTTTAAAGCGTCTCCAACTTGAGTGCGATTGTTTCCAGTGTTTGAACCTATTAGTTCGTCTCTCATTTGATCAATCCAGGAATGTTCATCACCTCTACTAACGGCATCATTCCAATGTGAATTAAAATCGACTCCTGGTAATAATTGATCTAACGAATTTTTTAAATCTTCGGGCAATAATTTATCGACATCATGTACAACTGCATTGACATCATCTACGGCATCGGCAATTGCTCCACCGATACCACCACGGGAACTATCTATTCCTAATACATCGTCTGTAACTTTATCTACTAAGTCTGTCCACCAACTCATAATTTTTTTTCCTTTCTAAAGCCGTCAGCTCCCCGAAGGGAGCATAGCGAGGAGTAAATATGATTATCTTGTCATATCTTGAGTAACTATCTTCTGACGGGCATATCTTGCACTTATACTATAGATTATATTAAATAATCCTTTTTCATTGTTTGTAGGATTGTTAATTGTAAACCCTAATATTAAGGGTCTAGTAAAATTAAATGATCCACTATTTATATTTTGAAGCAGAACAGCTTCACGAACATATATTGCACCACTATCTGACCTTAATGATGGAACCAGGTGATAATTTGTAACTGTATTATTAGCTCCGAATCCGTCACTTAAGCCGTTGTCATTGTCCTGGTATCCCAGGAAAGCACTTACACCAATATCGCCTTGATGGTATGGGGCAAATTGCATACCAATTGTTAATTCTACAAATAACGGTTCATTGCGATTTAATGCAAATGTTTGCATAGGAGTTAACGCTACACCAAATGAGGTAACTTTTTCTGACTTGATCGATCCAGCATTTAGGTAGCGTACTGATGTATATGCTGACTGTTTAGAGCCTAGATTAGCTGTATCCAATCTTACTTTTAACGGCTGGTCGTGATTGGTTTCTGTTACTTGACCGGTCACGCCAATTAGATTGAAAGATGGATCTATTTTATGCTTAGTTCCGGTTCTATTATGCGTATACATTTTTACTCCTTAAGTTATGAATTTTTACTAATAGCGTACACTTGTGGTACGGATGGTTTAATAATACGTTTAGCATGAACATTAACTTTACCGACCATATTCCAATCAGCTAATTCCTGGGATTGAAACATAGCGGGAGTATGATAAGCGTCATAGCTACACTCTTTAAGTTCTGATCCAGATGTAAAATTAGTTGCATCTGTAAACGGATACCCTAATGTATCACCTTCCTCATCTGTATCTAAGAATTTAGGATGGATATTATTAGGTTGTGCTCTTAAATATTGATAATTTGGATGATATCCAATTGTAGTACCACCAGGTACTGATCCAATATCTGTTACATCACCTAATGTAAGTTCTATACTAGCTTGAGCATCTTGTGTAGCGGGATCACCACTTGATAACGTATAATCATCAAAGTGTGCTGGGTCTGTTAACATATGTGCTTCTTGGGCTAATATTGGAGGATAACGTAATGCTGCCATGATCCACACTGCTCCATGTTCCTGGAAGAAACGAGTAGGTAGATTCATTTTAATCATACATTGTGATTTACCTGTGTACTCACCTAAGTTAGCGTCTGCTGTACCGTCAACGTCATACCCAGAAACCCATTTAGTTTCTGTTCCTAACAAGGTTGGTCGTTGGTCGGCATCTGTATTAACCATTCCACCAGAGAATACTTTATCGATTAAATCACGATAACGTTCTGCGAAATAATCTCTATCAATGCTTGATGTATATTTAGCTTTTCCTTCTGCTAAATCTAATAACGAAAGATTGTCACCAGTCGTATCAATATTCTGCGTAGTAGGAATATTAGTAGCACCTGTACTAAATATATTAGGTAAACGAGCAATCCTTGCACCAAACTGTCTTGCTTCTGTACCAGTTAATACACCATCTAGATCTGTAGGTACTTCTCCAGGCGTATCATCTTGAGCAGGTATACGAAAATACTCATTCCAAATATTATTATATCCATTAGGAAGATAATTACATAGTGATGGTCGCTTAGAACCAGGTAAATAACCTAAACCTGTTCCAGCAAATGAAGGATTAGTGGTTTGAGCTAAAGAAACGCCTCCATCGAATCCGGCTTTTAACCAATCGATCCAGTTTGAATATATATGCCTATGAGGAATATAAAAGGCGAATAATTTAAGTTGAGCATCCATAGAAACTACTCTTCTTAAAGGAGACATCCTTAACGCACCAATGAAATCTATTTGCATTGAATCACCGGCTATAACGGGCATTACTTGTAACGTCTGTAAACGTCCAACTTTACCAACACTTGCAATATACGAATCTAAATCGTAACTATGTCTGTTTGGGTTCATAATACTTTACCTCCTCGGAGATATACGAGTGAGCCTCTTTTTGTTTTGTTGGTATTTTTGAATCCTGTAATAGAATACCTTGATCCTCTGCCAACACTTCTAGAGCCTCTTTTATAAGAGCTTCTTTTAGCCATAATTTATCCTTATTTTTTAGCGAGTAATAACTCATTTTTTTTATTTAATTTAATTGTAACTTTACTATTGAACTCTTGCATAACATGAGCACAAATCTCGTCACTCTCAGCCTCTAAACATAACGCAAATATTTGCTGTGGCTTAACTTCCTCTATTCCTTCTATCTCTTCTGATAATATATCTTCTGAAGATCGTTGATTGCCTAACCAGGCACTTGCGACCCAATAATTTGTTGGATGACATATAATTGTTATACATCCAGCTACGAATTCAGCGGGAACTTCAAATCGTGGTACACCTAATGTATCTATCAATCCATAAAAACATCCTTCTAATAATCTAACTACCCTAGGTCTATCTTTACCTAACCAGGGTTTAGAACCTCTTACCATTTTCCAATCTGCTTCTGTACATCCTAACGCCATTACAATATCTTGTATTTCGGCTTCACATAATACTTTCATTGATCCTCTAACACTTGCCATACTCATATATTTACTCATTGGGTACTTCCTCTCTAATTTTATCGATTAAATGTTCTATTTTTGTAAGGTGCATATCTAGAATATGAATTGAGAAATGTGCATCTACCAGATTTACGTTTTCGACATATGAGTCCAACGCATTTAACTCTGTTTTTAGTTCACCTATTGAAGAATCTATTATAACGCTATTCAGCATTTAATATAAGCTCCAGGAGTTCGGGTGAATGATTTCCAGTAAGAAAAGCAATAATTAACGCTATAATAAGTTTAGCATTTTTATTTTTGCCATTCATTATGATTTCTAGTAGTAGCTTGATCTTTTTCATAAATATTGTACCTTATGTTAAGACCTAATTTTCTACTTGTAGGTTTGTGTGTCGTACTCTACATATTATGTAAAATATTAGATCATATTTATGTATATATCTTGTAGGTGTCAAATCCGTCAAGACTTTTTTTATACATTTTTTATTTTTTTTGTAATACCTCCATGAACAGATGTTTGTTCAGATAAAGGAGGTAAACTTGTGCCGATCTTTCTCCATGCTTTAATGTAATCCCAATAATAGTCATTACAGATGTCCATATTGCTCATAATCTGGGTCAGTATAGTCCCAAAATTCTGAATGTTGGATTTCTGTTTTGGATTTATCGTAGTCTTTAAGAGAGTCTTGAAATTGTCTTGCTTTTTTAAGACGTTCAGATATCTCTTCCGGTTGATCTGGAGTTCCTTGCGTGCCAGGTGTCGTACTAATTTGCTCGGGATGGGTTGTCCGTACACTCTGATCGGACGTGGAAACTTGCGGTACACTACCAGGGCTACTAGTTGTTCCAGGGGGAGTTTCTGTATTATTTTGTTGAGACTCTGTAGTCCGTATGTTCTGTTCATTTTGGTTTTCCATAATGTTACTTCTCCTTCTTTTGTTATTGATTGAGATTTAGTTATATATTTAGTCATATAACCTACTATTTTTCCTATTTCAGAATGATTTCTTGGTAAGTACTCATTTATTATAGAATTGTATTCTACGGGGTATATCCATCCTAATTTACCAAATGCGTCATGTTGTGAGAATCTAACTGCATAATGTGTAGAATGTCCATATTTCCAATAATACCTGGGTTCTTTTATACCTTCTATATCATCAGCTATATATCGACCCATATTAGGATCTTTCCAATCTCCTATTGAATCGGTAACCATAATTGAATGTATATGTAAACGACCAGTTTTAGCGCCCTGCTCTACAACGGCTAAATAAGAAAAGTTTTCTCCATATTGTAAACAATAACGTTCAATACAACGTATATAATTACGCCAACAATTAGAGCCTTTTGTAAATACTTCTTCATATGATTCCGGGTTAACTGTAAGAGAACTAAAGATAACGAATTTATTTTTTAAATATGCTTCTGTTAATTCGATTGTTAATCTCGATTTAATTCTTTGTATACAGTTTTTTTTTTGACCATCAGCCATTTGATTCACGTAATGTGAAACATTTTTATCTAATACCAGGGAGTTATAGTCTTTTTGAGGTATACCAAAGACTTGTTTTAAATGTTCTTTTCTATTGTCCCAATTACAGTCTCCGTATATACGAATATACTCTAATTGGTCTTCTGCTGATATGTCATGGGTAATTAATTTATATTTATCAAGTAATTGTATATAATTTTTGTGCTTATCCGTAAATGCTCTTAATGTGTCATAATCGGAAGCAGTGGCATGCTTCCAATTTGCTACTGCATCAGTGAAATATTGTATTCTAGACTCTATTTTACATTGAAGTCTAAAGATTTTATCTACTGCTGTTTTGTCTGTTCTTGATAGTATTGTCTGATCCTCTTTCATACTCTACCTTTCTATTTTTATTGTTATTTTCCAAACATTTTAGTTATAGGCGTACTAAGCTGATTAAAAGAGTTAAACCATTTGTTTGATATATCTGCTATTTTTTCTGCATCCTGGTATTTAAGATCACCTTGAGCTAATTCTTTAGTAATAGCATTAAGTCCACCTTTGGCTACATTGATTTTTGCTACGTTAGCCATGTTATCGCCTTCTATTTTTTTAATCTCTTTATTGAATCGGTGTTGTTGAGAATTATTAACACCTGAACCTATACCTGAACCACTACCTACTGAACCTAAACGTTCCCATTGAGAAGTATTAGGATATAATTGATTTAATCTTCTACTTAACGCATCAGTTTGAGCATC